TTTCAATTTGGCCTAAGCGGAATGTACGTTTTTTATCTTCAATAACTAAGTCACGGAACTCATCATATTGATCTTCACTGAATTGGAAGATTTTATCATAAATGAAATCTGAAGGTATTAAATTAGTATCTTGCATTTGTTTAGCTAAATCTACTTTTTCTTTAAATAATGCAATTTTTTCTTGCTCAAATATAATTGATGGAGTAGTTAATGATAACTCAAAATTAGTTAATGCAGCACCATCATATCCTTGAACGTATAAATGTACTAATGCCATTTTATACAATTCAGATAATGTAATACGTTGGATACGTTCAACTGTACGAGCGAAACGAATATCTTCAGCAGCTAATGTAGCTTTACCAGTTAAATCTTTTTCAAATCCGAAGAATGCTTTAGGCACCTTAAGAGCAGCTAACATCTCATCACGTAGGAATACTACGTCATCGATTGCATTATATTCTAATCCTTTAATTGTGTCGATTTTAGTTGATGCTTTATCACCACGAGTTGGTAGATAAAAATCTTCCATCATGTTCATCAAGTTGTAGCGAAGATTATATTCACCTGTTTGTTGGTCAATGTAAGGTGTTTTCTTCATCTTCTGCATCAAACGTTGCATGTATGCATCTACCTCATTTGGAGGAATATTACCTACGTCAATTGTGAATACACGTTTTTCCGGGGCACGTGTTACACGATGCAATAACATCGCATCTTTCATCAGCACATACTGCTTGTAAGTTTTACGAGCAGGCTCTATAAACGAGCGCCCGTAAGGTAAGTAGTTAGCGTCAGTTAATAGCCTAAAATGCGCTATTTCATAGTTTTCAAATTTGATTTTACCATCTCTATCTTTAACACGACTTGATCCACCACCTTGAGCAATGACCATTGGATCAATCTTAAATGTTACCGCAGATGGGTTATTTGGATCTTGACCTTCTTCACGAACCATATCATATACTGATAATGGTGTAACAGTATATATACCAAATTTTTCAGCCACCTCCATATGTAAATAAAAATCACCATACTTACACATGTTGCGTGTCCATAACCATAAATTAAACTCGATATTTAAAATATCGTAAAATAAGTTATATAATATTTTTTGTATATTTTCGTCGGCGCTTCTAATCTGAAGTATTTCGCCCATTTCGTTTTTTAATGTAGATTCATCAGCAATAATATCTAATGCTGATGCAATGATTGATTCTGTATCCATTGCTTCATAGTCAGTATATAACTGAATACGCAATGTTTGGTAGTTCATTGTTGGGTTGTACGGCATATTAGCTCCGTATCTATGCAACTTAGTAAATCTATCTATTAATGCGTTTGTTTTTACGTTTCCGTAGGCTTGGATTCTATCAACGTCTGTAACCTTTAATTGATTTCCTCCTACATTTCTAATGATTACATCTGTATTGAACAGACGAGTTAATCTAGTAAATAATCCAGGATTATTATTTAATTCAGCCATTTTATGTTTTTATTATATCAATAAATATTTATTAACCTAGTACCCATGTTATATCTTCGAATTGACCATGACCATTATTAATTAGATAAGGATTTTGAGACCCATCGGGTAGTGCTGGTCCAGAATATTCACCTTCACCACCTGTTTTTACTATACCATCAACCGCCGCTCTAGTTAATTTCATTCCTTGTTCGAAGAATTTCATCGCAGTGTCTCTAGTAAATAATCCCATACCTAACGCCATTACCAAATCATCATTATATCCATTTTGCGCTTGTGCTTTACCATGCATCCAAATGAATACACGCAATTCTTCTAATAATCGCTTTGAATGAAAGATGAACTGCTTATCTCGAATATACGCCTCCATTTTGGAGATAACAAGTGGTCTTGTCTTTACTGATGTAGTAAATCCAGGAACTGTTTGATCAGATTCCATTTTAGATAACCACTTATCCATAGTAATATCACCATATGAACGAGGTGAATAGTATAGGTTTTGATAACCTTTTTCTAATATTGTATTAACAACATCCCATCCAATGTTAGCATTTTCTACTACAAGAAGAGCGTTATTGTACTCAGTAGCAACAGATACCAACATATTTCCATAAGTACGAGTATCAACTTGCGATTTATATTCAGCCACTTGCTCACACGTTGTAGCATCGATGACATGAAACGCTGAATAGTCACTACTGTCTCCGCGAGCAACGTCAGCACAAACAAGATACTGCTTGCTATAATCAGCATACTGCCAAATCCAAAAATCACCACCCATAAAGCGGCGTTCCACAGGATCTTGTATAAATGTTTCTTCATAAAATGATAATATATCGGGGTCAACAACTGAATTTCCTGAGCCTAAAAAGTCGCAGTCATACTCTTGAGCAAACTCACGAGCTGACATATTTATTCTTTCACGTTCTTCCCAGGCTTCATCTCTATCAGGATGTAAACTCCATTTTAATTTAATTGCTTTAAAGTCATTTTTATTAATCTCTGCCTCAGCATACGTTTTATGAAACCAGTTACCAACACCATTTGGTGATGATAATGCTATAATACCTCCACCCGTTGCGATGGTAGGTTTAATACTTGTATAAATTTTATCAATACCTTCAATAAACGCAGCCTCATCTATTAGCAACAACGATACAGCGTACGATCTACCTGCATCTGATGCCGCTGATGTAGCTATAATTTGAGAGTTATTAGCTAGTTTTAATGATAATTTGTTATCTGATACAGGTTTTTGGTTACCTTTTAGCCAGGAAGGTAGATTATTGTACATAAATTGTACTTTTTCAACCATACCTTTGGCAGTTTCTTGCTTAGTTGCTATACAAAGTACTGTTTTATCTTTATTAAACAGCATTGTCCATAATGAATATCCCGCAGTTAATGTTGATATACCTAGCTGTCTTGATTTATTTATAATACTAAAACGATTATTTCTAAGATCATTTAGTGTATCTTCCTGGAATGGGTATAAATGGAATAATACTCTTCCCTTAATGGGGTGTGTAATATAACAGTATTTACGGAAAAAATGTACAGGATCAGTAGCGCACTTTATATACTCCTGCTTTATTATTTCTTTAATATTAGCTTGACTCATGTATATAAATATATAAAGGGAACCTGACCTTACGGGGTCAGGTTCAGAGCTATAATGCTGAGATTATAGCGGGGATTGTTCCTAAGGTAGAACTATTTAATAATATACAGAAATCCTAGGGCACCTATAATAGCTGTACCTACAATTCTAGCATATTTGTTTTCAATCTTTAGTTTCTTATTTTGAAGTAAGAGGGTATTAGTTTGAATTTTATAATCATTTATTTGATTATTTCTAATACCAACAATTGATTTATAATTAGCTTCTTTATCAGCGAAGTGAGTAATAATACTGTCTCTAAGTACTACTTTATCTTCAGTTAAAGCAATAATACTATCTTTTACTACTATTATTTCTTTAGCACCATCTAATTCAACTAAATCTTTTGCAGCTGCAACTAGTACTGGTTGTGCTAGTGGAAGTGGATTAGTAGTTGTATCTTTAGGATAGCGCTGATTAAATGAGGATATAAGTTCTTTTTCAGTATATGTATCTATTTTCTGTTTAGAAGAATCAGTGTATTTAGTAATTATTTTGATTTTTTCTTGTTGGTGGTCAATTTGATAATCAAGTTCAATGTTTACTTTATACAATTCATCAATAACAGAATCTCTTTTTATTATATTAGCTTCTAAAGAATCAACAACATGATTTAAACTATCTTGTTTATGAGCAAATGCATCTTCAGATATATTATGATTGCACTTATCTATAAAAAGCCAAAACAACAAAACAACAAATAGTAAAGGTAATACTAATTTTTTCATAATTTATTTTTTAATACCAGCATAATATTGCATTCTTCCTTTTGCCCACTCATCAAGAGGTTCAGTTTCTGTTTCTTCAGGTTCAGCTTTTTTAGTCATTTTAGCTTTACGTGCTTGAAGATATTCATTTCCTGCTAATAAACCATCCATTTTAGTTTGTAATCTAGTTTTAAGATCACGTAGATTCTGTAATTCATTAGAAGGTGTGTCTGAGATATCACCCATAGATGGTCTAGAGCGTTTTGCTTTTAGTATGTCGCTTTTTACTTTAGATAAACGATTTTCTAAATCAGTATATTGCATAAATGCTTCGTAATCCTCATCAGACATTCTACCTGTTGCTACGTCAGCTGTTTCAATTTCACCTGCTTCTGGTTCTTCTTCTCCACTACCCATCATTTTAGCAAATGATGCTTCGATTTCTTCATCACTCATATCACCTTCAATTCCACCTTCTGGTCCTTCATATCCAGCTGGTGCTTCTTCACCGTCTACTGGTTCAGCAACTGCTGGTTGTGGGCGATTAAGACGTGGTGCTGCTTGTCCACCTGCTTGATTAATTGCTCCTGAAGCTACAAGAGCCATAAAATCAGCGTTAATTGGATTTTGTTTATCATATCCTAATTCACCGGCTACATCAATTTTAGACATCGGTTCGCCTGTAGCTTGCATTGCAGTAATAATACGATTTTTCTTACCACTAAAATCACCAGCGTTAGTACCAGGAGCTAATTCATAACGTACTGCTACGTTTGCTAATTCATCAATTTCTTCCTCAGCTAGGGGTGATGTTTCTTTACCTAATTCAGTTTTAGTTTTTTGAAGAGCTATAATTTCTTTATCTATAGCTACTTTTTTAGCCGTTTGTGCTGCTTGATCAGCAGCCATATCTTCATTAATTGCTTC